GCTCTAAAGCAGCGACCCGTATTCCCGCGATCCGCTACCGACTTTGTTAAGTAATATCAATAATAGTTGGAGTTTCGACACGTGAGTGCCTATATAGGTTCGAATCCTATACTCTTGGATACTTATTTGTATCACCTGGATTGGCTTAAGCTCACGCTAGCACTTCAATAAAAAATTGTTACCTTATTAATATAAGACGCCTAGTTGGAACAGAGGAGTACGCCCGGGATGGGCGCACCCGACCTTCCTGAACTGGCACTCGCCATTCGGTCTGGTACACCACGATTTGTAACCGTGGGGGGTTCCCTGAAGGATGATACACTCATCCCCAACATATGTGAAAAAGCCGTGCATCTTAATGCTAGATTCACACCTGCAGAAGGTTTGCAGCCTAACCTGCGGTAAAAGCTCGTAGTAACATATCTTGGAATACTAAAAAAGTAGTTATCGCTACTTAAAAAATGATTGATGGTAATAATTTACCAAAAATTTAAATTTTTTTAAGCAACAACAACCAAACTTTTATTAGCATTAAGTTATATGGATGATCTTTTACTCGGTCTGATGGTTTTTAGTACGATTTTTGCGATTTTCACCTCCTTATGGGGGCTGGATCCAAAGATACGGCTAAGAAACCTAAAGACTCCTCCTAAAGGGGCCGAATTGGCTCCTTTGAAGAAAAACGAGGTTAAAAGATTCGTTCATATAATTTCCAATCTATGCGGACTAACTAACAAAGAAATATCAGTTCTTCTAATAATATCTGAGAGAATCATTGCTATCTGAAATAAATCAGGTGTCAAATTTTCTATCCAGTATTTATCGGAATCACTGAGACTAATTTGTAACTTTATCGCTGGAGAGGGTGCTCCGAACCATGATAATTGGGTGGCACAGTATAGTAATGGAATTCCAAAAATTGTTGGTATTAAGGGTCGCGATGCCCTGGTATCTCTCGAGAGAGAAGCCAGAGGCGGAGCGCCCTCAAGACTAATAATGTTTGGTAGAGCTATTATCTCTCTAATTGCATTATTCCGTGTTCAATGTCCCGAGCATGTATTAAAATTCAATACAGTGACTGATCCCTGGAAAGGGACAGGAACTATATCGGATAATGATATACGCAGAGGATTATCGAATATGAATTTAGGTAGACTTAAATTAAAGTCTCCTATTTTCATTTGGAGTAATAAATCAGGAGTTAATGCTCGATTCGCATTTCTATCTGTAGGTTTGGACTTACTGGCATTGATTAGTAATCCCAGAATCTGGATTAGTATAATTAAGTACTGTATTCGTGTCAGATATATCATCTTCCCTATTATATTCATTTTATTGAGTATAATGCTTCTTCCAATCTGGTTCTTGAATTATTTGCGAGAACGATTCCTAAGTGAGGGATATAACCTTCACCTCGGGCGTTTAGCAATAATTAAGGAACTTAGAGGGAAAGCACGGGTTGTTGGTATTACTGATAGTTGAACACAGATGTTATTTAAACCGCTCCATGATTTGATCTATGACCGTCTAGGGGTATTACCCGAAGATGGAACAAAAGATCAGCTGGCCCCAGTTAAGTTACTTCTTAAAAACTTGAAATCCGACCATGTCTGTTCTGTGGATTTATCCGCAGCAACTGATAGACTTCCTGTTGAATTACAGGCAAGAATATTAGAATGCTTGGGATTACCAGGAACGGAATGGAGAGAAATCTTGTCTAGACCATATATTTATATGGACAAGGAGTATACTTATTCTGTTGGACAGCCTATGGGAGCTTACTCATCGTTTGCTATGTTAGCCCTAACCAACCATCTAATTATGTATGTTTCAGCACTTCATGCTGATCTGATCGTAGAAAAAGGTGCAGGCTTATACGCCATATTGGGTGATGATGTTGCAATCTCCCGGGTAGACTTAGCTGCGGAGTATAACAAAGTTATGAAAATACTTGGCGTTGAGATTAATCCGATCAAAGGCTTTACAGGAAGAATCCTCGAGTTCGCAAAAAATCTTTTCCACGTATCAGGGACAAATTTGTCTCCGATTAGTGCGAAAGTGATTTTACGTGCGACAAGAGATCCGATCTATATTGTCCCACTGATTAATGATTATATCAACAAAGGGTATTGGATTATTTTGAATACGACGTTGTCAAACTTAACCAAATTATTGGAAAGTACACACTCTATGAGTGTTGCACAATCTAATAAGTGGTTATTTAGTATACTCGGACCACAATCCGGTTTTTGGAGCTATTCAGAAAGTAATGCAGGCTATGCAGCCTGGCAAGTTCTTTTTGAAGAATTCCTAGATCGAAGAGTGGGGATTAAACTTACTGACGTTACCCGATGGTACTATAAAGTACTATGGAATAAGTCAAGTTACCCGTTAAACTCTGTTTTAGAGTTAGGGGAGGGTTATTTACGCGTTGGAAAATTTTCTCAGAAACCATGGATATGGTCTCCGAAAAGATTTGAAAACGACGTTAAACTTCCTTCTCCTGTATACTTAGCAGGTTTGACTTCTGCGTCCGGATTGGTTATTCTTCTACCGGTATTAGCTTACTATTATGTTTCAGCTTTAATCTACGGTATCCTCCTTGCTGGGATTTCAAAGATCACGGGTTCGAAAGGTTTAGATAAGGAACTTATAAAAAGTTTCCAAAATCCATTAGAATCCCTAGTCGGAGAGCTTGTCGGAATGATTTTTAATTATTCAGGCAGAGCCCAGGCCTTCCAAGTTCTCAATACCCCTCATGAAGGGATATTCGAAAATATTGGTTGGTTCCAAGGTTGGGTATCTACGATGCGAATACCGAGACCGATGCAATTACTGAATACAAGATTTAAACGAGAGATGAAATCGTTAGACGACGACATGCCGGCAGTTGTTACTGCTGAGCGATGTTTATCGGCTAATTCGAAATTAATGTCTCGATACTTTAATTTAGTAAGACAGCAAAGAAGAATCGAAGAGAAAATTAGAAAACTGAAAAAACAGGGTAAACCAAAATAATGGTCCACAGGGATGAACCCCGACCTGGATTTCCAAATAATAGTTAGCCTCCG